GTCTGAAGACAGTTCCGTGTGCTGCAGGAAGTACACGATGACATCTTCCGGCAGCTTGCGGCAGAAGTTTACCAGCCGCCAGAAACTCTGACCGATCTCCGTGAATTTCTCATAGCCTTTTTCACCGGCTCTGGTCATGAATTCGTTGCCCATCAGATACTGGGCATCATCAATAACGATTGTCTTCTTGTCGGTCTTCCTCAGATATGTGACGATTTCGCCGTAATCATCGGAATTGATGTGGTCATATTTTTTCGCCCTGAACGGAAGCGGTTTGCCCAGGACATTCACCAGAGCAATGTCTTCCGGTTTGAAATGGCGAAGAGAAGCGGACTTGCCGGTGCCGCTCTCACCGAGAATCATTACAATGATTGCCATATTACTTAATCCTCAGATATTCTCCTTTTTCTTCCAGATGGGCGAAATCCAATACTTCCCCATCCTGTTCGATCGCCTCCCGGATCAGTGCCTTGTCCGGTTCATAGACAACCTTGCAATACTGAGCCGGCACATCACCATCAATGACGAGCGGTTTGACACCGCCTTTCTTGGCGATTGTGAAGTGAAATAAGCCGGTATCGACCTTCGGACGACCTGTTTTCTTCATGGAATCAAAGACGGCCTCCTTGAGCCTGTCTACAGCCTTCTGACGGCTCTTGCGCAGTTCTGTAAGACGTTTGATCTCGGCATCGTAGCCATTGATGTCAGCTTCGAAGTTCCGGATGATGCGACCGTAATTCTCCAGCTTCTTATCCAATTCCTCACCGACCGTCAGAGCGTCCCAGGGATAGTTTTCATCATCGGATTCCAGAACAGCCTGGATTTGAAGATATTTCCCGGTCAGTTCGTACAGATTACTCATTGTCGATCTCCTTCTTATCCCACAGATCCAGCCGGTTCAGTGCTTCGAGCAGCTGGGACATCGTTGCCCGGATCTGAATGCTTTTGCGGCCGCTCTCAGCCGTTATAAGCACGTTCTCAGCGTCAACCTTCTGCAGTGTGATAGTTCTGCCATCCTCACGGAGAATGGCCTGTAAACCATGTAATTTCTTATGTAAGTCACCCATTATCTTTCTCCTCGTCTATTGTTCCGGCAAAGTCTTGCCAGCCGAATTCCAGAAATGCCAAGCGATGCAGTTCGTGTTCTTCTTCGAATGCTCGCAGCAGCTTGTCGTATATTCTGTTAGACTGGCCTCTGGCGCAGTCTTCACAGAGTGTGTGCCATCCGTCCGTGACGGATCTTTCGCTCGGTGTAACAATCTCGCCGCACCGGAAGCATCTGACTTCATCATTCTTCGGTGTTTCGATTTTCATGACAGCCTATCCAGTCCGTACTGCTTAATGACGGCATGTGGTACATCGGCAAATTCTTCGCCGGCAGTTCCCACGATCAGGATCGTTCCGACAAATGTATTGCCGTTGATCGATACGTTCCTGGACAAACCCATCAGCAGCCCTTCTTCATTGCACAGGATGATTGAGTCCCGGCTATGCGGATAGGTTTCAATGTAGCCGTCCACTTCCTTCTGGAGTGCTGCCAGTGTGTTGGGGATGTCGATCAGTTCCGGAGCATGACCCGGACGCATTCTGATGGCCATCATCAAATCAGCCCTCCGATCTGTGCGATGGCTGCCATCACAAACATGAGCATCGTGGTAATGAATCCCAGGACATTCAGAGTGTCGATGTCCTGCTTCGTGTAGTTATCCGATAATTTCATCTTTGAACTCCTCCCGGGCATCATCGAAATAGCACCATGCAACGATTGACTTGTTTGCTTCCTTGATGGATTTGAGCATCTTCTCGTCATCGTCTCTGGCATAAAATGCATCCCAGTAGACGGAATAGAATGTGTCAGTGACGGAACTGAGTTCACCGTCTCCCCAGGAACTGAAGATGATGACTCTGGACGATTCAGCCGGCTTCTCCGGCAAAAAGTGTAATTTTAATTTCATAGTCTCCTCTTTTCTCTGATAGAATGAGGATGGTCATTCGACCACCTCTAATGCGGACGGCTTTTCCAGGGCGAGTCCGCTTTTTTCTTTGGTGTACGCTTGGTAGAATTCATCGATCGAAACATCCATGACATACAGAACGCTGGATGTCCGGACTTTGTTGGGGAAGATTATTTTTTCTTCGCCGAGATCCTTGAGATCTTTTTTTCTTGCCAGAACGTAGACCTGTCTTGCCTCTGATTCGCTGAGCATGAATAGGCGTTCGATCTCAGCCTTGTTCAGATGCAGTGATGCATACAATTCCATACGGCTCTTAATTCTGCGCATCGCTTTCCTCCTTTCTTGCGCCGATGCAAGTCAGTCTTCAAAAAAAATAGCAGTTGCAGTCTTCGGACTTAGCTTCATGCCGTTGACGATCTTGGCAGCGATCGGAGTAGAACATACCGTCTCACCAGTTAGAATGCGCCAGATCGTAGATCTGTTGACACCTGCTATATCAGCAAGATCGTTTGCAGACATCTTTCGCTTGTCCATTTCCGCTTTCAGCAGTTCCTTGTTCATTACTCTCCTTTCCACTTGCATTGATGCAAGTTCTGAATATATCTTAACTTTCGTGTTGCACGCTGTCAATAAAAATATTTGCATCCGTGCAACAGATTTTTTTATAATGTGGTTGATGGGAAGGAAAATGCCATGAAAACAATCATAAGGAATGGAATGGAACTACATGAGATCCGTCCGGGCGTTTATGTCCACACTACAGAAAACGGTATCGAGTATAAAGAGTGGTATATAAGCGAAATCGTTAAAGCCCGGAGACATGATCTTAAAATGACACAACAGCAGCTCGCCGATCTGATCGGTGTCAATATTGGTACTATCTCCAGATATGAATCCGGAAAGATTGAAAAGGTATCTCTTGAACGGTTGCAGCAGCTGGCTGATGCCCTGGACTGCACAGTGGATTATCTTGAGGCAAAAGTAAATGATCCTTACGAATCTGTCGATAAAATGGAGCGTTCCAAGCAAGAAACGGATCTGATCGACCTGTTCCGGGATCTCACTCCGGATCAGAGAGCTGCCATCTTAACCATGATGAAAGGAATGGTGAAATAAGATGCCAATCTATAAGGACAAGCAACGAGGGACTTATTACGTTAAGCTATACAGTACAGATCCGGTCTCCGGAGATCCGATCCAGAAGACCAAGCGAGGTTTCAAGTCAAAAAAAGAGGCTCAGGCATGGGAGGCTGAACAGGTCATAACCAAAGCCAAGCATACCAGAGCCACATTCATGGATCTATTTGAGGAAAACCTAAAATATCTGAACTCTTCCCAGACATCTGCGAACATGAAACGATCCTGGATAACGAAACACTTTCCATTCAAAGACGAGCCAATCGAGTCCATCACGAAGCCTATGCTGATAAACTGGAGGAATGATCTGGAAAAGTCACAGCTGGCGAAGCGGACGATCAACAGAGGCCTCGGTTACATCCGATCGGTCTTCTCCTATGCTAACGCTATATACAATGTCCCGAATAACGGTGCTGTGATCCGGTCGTACAAGCTGACAAAGGCTGACAAGAAGGAAATGCAGGTATGGACTCCAGAAGAATTCAATCGCTTCATCGAAGCTGTGCCGGAGGGTTATTACCGGGCATTCTTCATCTTCCAGTATTGGATGGGCTGTCGGCGTGGAGAAGGAATGGCTGTCTGTAAGGACGATTTCACCGGGAACAAGGTTCGCATCCACCACCAGATAAAACACTTCAAGAACGGCTTCTATGAGCTTAAGACAGGCACCTCAGAGCGCACATTAAGTATAGATAATAAAACCTATGAGTATCTGCAGCCATACATCCGGGACGCATGCCCTTTCGTCTTCGGCGGCATCCGGAGTCTTCCGATCACCAACATCCAACGAGAGATGGAAGCTGCCATCAAGAAGAGTGGTGTGAAACGCATCCGGCTGCATGACCTGAGGCATTCCCACGCATCGAATCTGATCGCCCAGGGAGTCCCCATCATCGCCGTCTCTAAGCGGCTAGGCCATTCATCCATCACTATCACCCTGGACACGTATGCGCATCTTCTGGAGCGTACAGAGGATGAAATGATGGCGACAATCAATGCATTCAGAGAAAAAGAAAAGGTGTAGATCGAATGAGGGATCGTCTACACCACAACATAAGGAAAGCAATAATGCCTAATTATGAGCCGGCTACAATATACCAGATAAATCCAGGATTCGTCTAAAATCATCTCAAAAACATCTCACAGATAAGAAAAAGCCCCATTTCTAGGGCTTTTTTGATACATGGAGCGAGTGAGCGGAAACGGCAGTACTCCTGTTATATGCCGTTATCCCCTGTTAAATAGCGTTATTTGCCTGTTATCTCCGTGTAAAATCGGTTAAAAATTGCTAAATTCATCTCATTTTTTTCTCACGATGTGCTATTTTCGTGCCAAAAAAAAGACCCCACCGAAGTGAGGTCTGTTCCGCATTCCAGTGAATAGGGGAATTGAAATCACTGGTGATGCCGTATGATTTCGCTCTGATACTTGTCACGGACTCTTTTCAGTTCAGCCGTACTGTTACCGTCTATCATGTGGTTCACTATGGCATTCATAGATTCCATCATGAATAGATCAGTCTCTTTTCTTTGTTCCGTGGCAGTCTCTAAAGCTCCAATCCTTTTTTCGTGGTCATCCAGTTTGTGGACAGGTGATAATGCCCACTTGATGAATGCACCGATGGCGGTCAGACCGCCTACAAGCCAAAACAGTTGGCTCATTGAGAAGGTGATATCAGTCTGCATTGTCGGTGTCCCCTTTGCGGTAGTTGTATGTAGAGACACCAATCAGTACACCGATAAGTGTAGCCACCGCATTGATTGTGGTTACGATCTGATTCCCATAGGGCAATCCCCATGTGTCAGCCATGACCGAATAGAATACTGCAACTGCCGGAAGACAAATCAAACAAGTCCACTTGAGCAGTTCATAGACATTGTCCTTGAGTTTCATATCATTCTCCTTTATTCAGCTTCTTTGTACTGCGTGTTGAATCTTTCGTTCAGCAGAATGTTTCCATCCTCGTCCTGCAATGTCAGAGCCACACCAAGGTAGTCTGTTGTTGTGACAGCAACAGCCGCTCTCTGATAGTACAGTGCCAGTCCTAACGCAAGCGAAGAACGTGTATCAATCTTGCTGTTGATGATGCCGTCGGGTCTCTTCTGTAATTCTGTTACGAAATAGTACATAGTTTTTCTCTCCTTTATTGTTCGTTAAGGTTACCGCCATATACCTTGATTGTGCTTCCTGCTTTAATCAGTGTGCTTGCTGCATATGCGTAAATAAAGATACTATTTGTGTCTGCTCTATTGTTAATATGGGCACCAATTCCACCAATACTTATAAACCCCACAGCAGATAAAGGCTTATTTGGCAATTCGCTTGTACCACCCATCGGAAACTTTAGATAGATTACACCAATATGATGAATGTAAGAGCCATTGTTATATGTGCCACCGCTTGGTTGTGTACCATTTTTAACGTAGTAGAGCCAAGTAGAACCGGAAAGAGTAATATCTTCCCAAGCAATAACGGTATCGTAAGTAGCATATTTTGTTACGTCAAAACTAAAACCTCTTGTGTCTTCATCGATTGTAACAGTGTCAATCAATTGCATCACACCACCACCCTGCCCGTATCCATTCGCTAATGTTGCGACAGCCTCTGACAGTGTAGTATCACTTGCCCCTGTAACGCTGTTTGCATACGTTGTAAGGGCGTTTATTGAGTTTGTTAATGGTTTAGCCATTTACACCCCCAGTGCCGTCATGGCACTTGAATAATCATCATATAAAGCATCCAGTCTGCCTTTGTCCTGTGCTGACATGAGTCCGTCTGCTGATGTTGTAGCATTCGCAATGACCACCTCTCCTGTCTGACCGTTTACGGATGAAACTGGTGCAGAGGTAAGGAATCCGCTGTCATTGGTCAACTGCGAAGTCTTGGAAGGAATGACCGTTGTACTAGGAAGAGCACCCACTTCAGAAGCCGTGTAAACAGGTTTATTAGGCTGTTTCGCCCAAGCAGGAACAGTTGGGTCAACCTCGGTTGAGATTGCTCCCACATCGCTTGCATTGAGCACCACAGAGCCAGTCTTGGAATTAACCGATGTAACAGGAACGGTAGGAATCACGATGCCCAAATCAGCAAGGGATTTGTTTCCGTTCAGTTCCACGTTGTTGATGCTTGGTTTATTGGTGAGGTTGGTATAGTCAGATGTTCCACCGCCACCACCGCTCTGATTCACCCATTCGGTGTCATAGTCAGCATCCGAAGCCTTGGCAAGAACCTGTCCTGTTGTACCACCGACAGGAATGCCGATGCCTGTGTCGCCTTTGTCGCCTTTCGCTCCAGTGTCACCCTTGTCACCTTTATCTCCCTTGTCACCTTTGTACTGTCCAGTGGCAAGTTCTTCCTGTACTGCCGTGACAATCTCGGTCTGAAGGTTGTCTGCAACATCATCCACATGACTGACGGCATTCTGAAGAGCACCGATAGTCTGTGTGATGACATCCTGTTCTACTGGAGTAGGTTCGTAATCACTCGGCTGTGGGCGAGATTTCACTGGAATATTGATTTTGTATTCCGTTTCACCATCGTCTTCGCCACTGTGAAGGTAAATGTAGGCTACGATCTGTCCTGAAGACTGAAGCAGCTCGTCAGGAATTGCAACACCATCCGCTCCACCAATGACCGTCATTGTGGTATCCGTGTTCGGTACGGCAAAGTGAACCTCATAGGATGTCGGCAGTTCTACTCCTGTCGGAAGAAGAATCTGTCCATAATCCCATTGAAAGAGTGCCGAAGTGAAGCACAACCTCTGACTGATGTCAGCCTGTAATATGTTTAGTGCTGTCATAGCAGTTCTCCTTTGTCATTAAACTCGCACGGTACGGTCTGTTTTCCTGTCAGCATTGCACCGTCTGCACCGAGGTAATAGCGTTTGCCGTTGAGGTTTAGCCATCCCGTTTTCATTGCTCCGTCTGAGCCGAGATAGTACCACTTGTTATTGTCCTGAATCCATCCAGTTTTCATGTGTCCGTTTGAATCGCAGTAGTACCATTTGCCGTTGTCCTTGACCCATCCTGTTGCCATTGCTCCGCTCGGTTCGAGATAATACCAAGCGTTCAGTTTGAGCCATCCTGTCTGCATATATCCCTTGGCATTGAAGTGATACCATTTGCCGTTGATATACTCCCACTCGTTCATCGGATAAGAGCCGTCACCTCTTTCCCACCACCATCCGATGTCATTCTTCTTCCAGTGTCCTTCCAGCTTCGGATTATAGATGAATCCGATGCATGTCTGTCCGAAGATGTTGTACGGCTTCTGATGGGAAGTCAGGAAGAATCGAGTGCCACCGTAATTGCTCTGTGCGACTGTGATGGTGTCTCCGCTGATTCCGACTACAATGCCCACATGACCGAATCCGTCTGACCACCACACGATGATTGATCCCAGTTTTGGTTCGCTCCCTGTGGGCAATCCGTTCCGTTCAGCCACTGCTTTGAAATCCCTTGCGTTACACGTTGGAACTCTCCAGTTGGATGTGTCTCCGCACTCCTCAAGGAAAGCACCGTGTGCATATCCGACACAGTTCGGAAGACAGGACTTGCCGTCAATCAGAATGCATCGGTTGTAACCGCCATACGCAACACCGATGTACCAAGGATTATTGAATGATGGAGCACTGGTTCGTAAATGTGCCGATGCTCCTTTTCCTTCGTCTTCAACATCCTTGGGCGGTACTTCTTCGATCTTGATTCCGCTCTTGCGACACGCTTCCTCGAAATCGTCCTGTGGTCTTGTCTGTTCTTCTCTCATGTGTTCACTCATAATGTGCCTCCGTTCACGGTCTGTTCTGCTGTGACTCCGATGCCGAGCATTTTCACTCTGCAAATCTTGCGGTCTTCCTTCGTAATCTGCCACACGGCTCGGATCAGTTCGCCGTCCGTCACTGCAAGCGGAATTGTCAGCGATAGGCCGTCGATTACAGAACTCTGGTTTGCGTCATGTCTATAGGATGCCCAACCTTCATATTCCCACGTTGGGCCATTGTCGGTGCTCGTCTGGATGTAAGCCCTAAGGTTACCATACGAAGCGTTAGTATCCGTATAGGCATTGACTGATATAATTACGAATCCGTTTCCGCTGATCTTGTACTGGTTGTACCGTGTTGAATTCCAGTCGCTTGATTCATTCGAATTGTAAGTGTTAGACAGCATTCGCACGGTCAGTGCGTTTATCTTTGCCAGTTCCGTGCCGACATTTACATAATTGGCCGGGTTCGTCCGTTCATGCAGGAACAGATCGCCATAAACTGCGAAGAAATTTTCACCATTGCCGTAGACCGGGATACCGGTAGGCAGAGTACGTTGTGTGCTGTTGGCGGTTTTCAGCAGGTCATCAACATAGAAGTATATGTCGTACTGTTTTGTGTAGTCGAAACCGCTGATGGTGTCCGAGAATGTGTACTGGTCGTACCCTAGCGTACTGGGTGTATAGGTGAATGTCTGCGCACCGTCAAGCCAAGTACTTGATGAGCTTTCTTTGTACTTGTACCTTATAGTCAGCTTGTTCTGTACGTTGTTCTTCCAACGTCCGCCATACACACCACCGGTGAGCGTGAAGTTAACCGTATTGCCGGTCTCCGTTACCCTTGCGAGTTGGGTAATCGCTACTGACGGCGGATTGTACGGGATTAAGGTCCAAGTTTTTGTCTGCGTGATTGTCGTGCCGCGTTTGTCTGTTACTGTAACAGTTACGGAATTCGAGGCTACATCTTCAACCGTGAAAGTAAGATTTTGAGGTGATTGGACTAATGGGTTTAGGGTGTACTCCTGAACCCTTGAACCACACCTGATAACGGCCTTTGTTAATTGTGTGTACGATCCCTGCGGCCTGACACTCACCATCACACGCAAGGTTGATGCGTACCGGAACATCGAGCCGGTCGTCGGTGCATAGGCGGCGGTTCTCTGGTTAATGTCCGCTACGGTAAAACTGGTAATGCTTGGGCACTCAATTGTTGTGTCGATGTGAACCGGTAACGCGTACACGGCCGAACCAATTTCAGTCCCAGACGAGTACGTCTTGACCACAAGAGCACCTTTTACTCCGGTAGCATCCTCCGGGATCTGTTCTATGACGCTGTACGGAACATCGAAGTAGCACGAATCAAGAGCAGTCTGTCGAACTAAATAATCCTCGATATCGAGTGTGATTATGTTGGTGTAAGACGTTGACTGCCGGGTGATCAAAACGTTCAACCGGTTCGTGTCATCTCTGATGACTAACGGGTCAGGGTAGAAACTGAGTGTAGATGTTCTATCTGCCATACATTACTCCTCCCAGAAGACTGCTACCATGTCTGCGTTATGCACATTACTGTGGAATCCCTGAAACCTGTCCGCCACATCAGAGCCGTTGACACTCACCCGCACACGCAGGAAGTTCTGCGCGGTCAGATTGATTGCTTCCACCGTGTCCTGTTCGGCGCTCAAGGTCACGTTACCGTCTCTATCCACAACCCTCATACCAAGCTCTGTAAAAAGACTCTGATACTCACTGACGATATTTCCTTCAGCATCCTTCCGTGCAATATGCATCCCATCGCCATCATAGGTGATGTTGGCGATGGAACCATCAACGGCGTTCTGCGCGTTGATCTCCAGCGCCTCACTGCCTACGCTGTTCAGAGCTAGGAACTGCCCGTATATCTGTCCATCAGCAGAGATGGCCAGGTTGGATACAGACTGGAAACCGTCATTGCTGTAGTACAATCCGCCGAGTATGAAGCGCCATCCCTGTGTCATGGATGCATCGGTGATCTGGAATCCTGCCGGTGTCTGGTCTGGACCTGTTATCGGGTTCCCGTCAGCATCTATCTCGAAATAATATCCACGGTCTGTGCTGAAGATCGTGTCCATGATGCGCTCAACGCTACTCTGTGTGTAGGACCGGATCTCCCTGAGCTTTCTGTCGATAGGTCTCTCACTGATGACACTGCGGACCTGCTCATCGGAATAGCAGTTGATGTCCATGAGGAATCCACCGGTGATGCTTATATCTATGTCCATGACATAGCAAGTCCTCGCCACTCCGTCTGTCCCGGACACGGTGATAATGTCACCGATCTGGAGAGCCGGGTCACCTGCCCACTTCACGTGCATCGGTGTGTATGTGGCATTCAGATAGAACGCCATCGCTTCCGTCTGTGCCTGTGATGTGATGTATGGATTTTCATATCGGATACCGTAGGCACCGCTTCCGGTTGAGAAACGGTCGTTAACTAAGTAGTAGTGTATAGTTGTATCGCTGTCGTTCAGCGACAACCCGGTAGCGAATATTCTGCTCGCCGGGATGTTGTAGTCAACTGTCTGATATCTGTATATCTCAAGGTTTCCGGCATTGGTTCTGACGGAATACCCCTGCTGTCCCGCAAGCTCGCCAAGTAATTTAGCCCATGTGATATCTTCCTCGATCTGTTCGATTGACTCCGGTGTGATCAGACTCTTCCCGGTGATGGTCATGCCTGATGAGGACTCGATCTCCGACAGGATTGCCACCACATTCCGGTTACTGGTATTGCATGTGGTATCGAACCAAGGCGGAACATCATACGCTGTTATTACATACTGTTTCTTACCGTCGTCGTACTCGCAGGAGTTTACCCAGTACTTGCCGAGGTTGATGACGTCATCCACCCCGTCGACTTTGCAGGTGATGATGAACGAACCGATCAACTGCTCTGTGGCCTGCATCTTACACTGTGCCTTGCAGAACTCACCCGGCATCAGCTTCTGCTGAGATGCTCCTCGCTTCTTGATCTTGATGGACAGAATCTTACTGGTCGAGAATTCAGTCTGGTCTGACTTCGTGATCGTGAACGTGAAGCGCCGGTTATTCGCCGAGATTGCTTCTTTATATGCCTGAGAAGTAGTAATCATAGCCCGTCACCTCTCAATAAAGTTGAACTTGATGTCGGTCCACATCTGCTCTGGTGCATGACCGGAATCGTAACCGTAGTACAGGTTCCCTTCCCTGTCACCGACATACATGTCCGCCGCTCGCCACTGTCCGTAATACGGTGAGTAGTACCACACATAGAAGGACTGTTCCTTAGTCAGCTCCATCATCGTGTGGAAGTCACTAGCGTACATGGGTGGGAACTCCATCTCGATCTTCTCTTTAACAGCCTGCCTGTCCCTGAGCATGTAACCTTCAAGATTACGGCCTGTGGTCTCTCCGGCATCAAGGTCATACCGTGATACCTTCATACTGGACGGGTCGATCAGACTCTGCCAGTCAGGGTTGAGCGTTGTCACCGTCAGACTGTTCATATCAGTGCTTATGATGTTTGTGCCTGTCAGCAATGAAACCTGCTGTGCTGTCAGTTGTACTGTCTGTGGTGTTACCAGTTTGTAAACAACTGTTATTGGATTTTCTGTAAGCCATTCTTTCAAGGCTGTTGCATCTGCTATATCGGTGTTATCTGTGTTCACCATGATGTACAGGTAGTTTGCTGATGACGAGCCTGTCCACCCTGTGATAGCCATGTAGTCAGTGATGTAATCAAATGAATTTACCGCTGTCGGCAGTTTGTCACAAATAATGTTGGCTGATGCTTTGTAGTTCCTATTGTTTGGCTTTGCAATGGTTGAATCAGTAATCCAATACTTTTTATGTGATTCGTCCGCATTTTCTATTGCCCAATTTTCAGAACCGTTAACAGTTCGCATTGCCCTGTCCACCGTCAGCACCCCTGTCAGCACATCCAGTGTGCCACCATAGCGTGTGCCGTTTAGGTCTACTGTGACTGTCTGCCCTTGGTAGGGTTCATAGGCTGTGTCTTCTGTGCCTAGTTCTAGCTGAACATCTTCACCACCTGCATTTTTATATCTCCCTGCGTACATATAAGCAGTTCCGTCTGGTGATGTTGCCGTCAATTTCCGCACGTTTGCCTGTGCAGTTCTTTGTAATAAAGTGCCGTCTGATTTATAAAAGCACATTGCCAATGCACTGCTTTCTCCATACGTTGAAAGCGTAAGAGTAACACCGCTAATAAGAGGTATCTTTTGTGAAACGGCACTATCTGTGTCATCAATAATCGCACCGCTAGCATTTATCCATTTATCTGCCTGTGCAATTTCAAACAGATTCTTCCCACTCCTCTGCACAGTTGCGGATGTATGTCCTGTTATGGGGCAGATATTGGAATAGGGTTCATATGTTGCATCGGTTTCTGTAGCCAAGCGAAGCATGGGCTTAAAGACGAGATTATTAACGGTCTGACCCCTTTGGATTCGGATAATTACTTGGCATGTTGTCTCAACAAATGTCACTGTTTTTCCGCTTCCTGTGTCATCACCGATGCTTGTAAATGGCGAAACCTGCATCTGTACCCTAATTCTGTATGTTGATGAACCGCCGCCACTGGGACACCCGTTTATAATCATTTGATTTGGAAATGTTGCAGAGGTAAGCTCTTTTGCAAGATAAAACGTTGCATCGGATGAAGCAGTTCCATCTGCAACAATCTGTGTAATATTTCCGTTACCGTCAGTATCAACTCTAAATGTTACGTTTGACGAGTCTGTGTAGGTATTACCGCTCCAAGTTCCTCTTGTATTTATGGCTTTTAATCCATCAACTGTTAAAGGCAGTTTATTTTTCCCCGTTCCACCTACCCACGGAAATTCATAACCATTCAAATCCTGTGATGGTTCAATATCCAAACTTAAGCCAGTTACAACAGACAGTCCGCTAGGGTTAGAGATAGAAACAGGATTGCCGGATACAGTCTGCGTATCCCCTACGGGAGCCTTAACACTGACGATCCCAGTCGCTTTATTTTTTAACCAAGGTGTATTAATTTCCATAATTGTTCACCTCATACGAATAAAGGCTGACAATCCTTTCGGACTATCAGCCTTTGCTTTTCCTTATACGAGAAGTGGGCTTTCCCCGGTCATGATGACCGTCTCGTTATTCCTCGATACCATTATATCAAAGAGTTGTTTACCATCCACGTTGACTACGATGGGCTGATCGGAATTTTGATTTCTGCCCAGTGTCTGAGCAACCGCTTCGGCAACACCTCGGCTTACGGCAGCTACGATCTGATCGTTGTTCGCTACCGCCGGTTTGTTTCCGATTGTACCGACCATTTCCGGGTTGCCTGTTTCTCTCGCAAGGAAGATACCCGCATCCGGGAAACCACCTTGTGCGAACCATGACCAGGAAATGTTCCAGCTCGGCATGATTACCTGTCCAAGCAGACCGGCACCTTTGGCTGCGCCTGTAACGGAAATGTTAGGAAGCTGTACATAAGGTTTACCAAGATATACATCCATGGAATGGGACATACTGCCTGCTGATGACAGCACGGAAGACAATGCGCTGGACATCTTGCTGGATACAGTGCTTCTCAAGCTTTCAGCGGAACCGCCGCCTTTTGATGCCATCGTATCCATATGCGACTGCACATTCGAGGACATCTTTGAAGCATCACTTGAAGCTGCATCACGCATTGCTCCAAACTTCGAACTTGTTGTGGTACCCATGGATGAAAGCTTTGTACCATAACTGTACTTCATGCCTTCAATTGTTGCACCGACATTGCTTGCCATTGTACCTGCAAGACTTCCGGCAGATGAACCGATTGAAGTCCACTTTGTTGTGGTATCTGTATTGATCGTGTTCAGCTTTGAACCATAATCGTTTACGATACCGGTGACTCTGTTTGCGAGATCGCTTGCCATTGTAGCTGCCTTGCCTGAAGCTGTAACAGCAACATTGCCCCATGTTGAAGCATTGTTTGCAGCAAGGGATGCACCACCGAGACTCCATGTGCTGTTGACATTTTCCCAGCCTGTCTGTGCTCGGTCCTCAATGGTATTGATGCAGTCATTGAAATCCTGGACAGCAGTATCGAGTCCAACAGTTTCCACAGAGATTGTTGCCATTCTCGAATTGTACAGTTCCGGCTGCATGGCAGCATCCACCGCCGGGTCAGAACCATATCTCTGCTTGTAAATGTCTGTATTGCTCTGCGCTGTCTGAGCATTTGCGGCTTCCTGAACATCCATGCCGGTTTTCTTTCTGATTGCGAATGCTGTCAGTGCAAGACCAATCGGAACAGAAATAATCGGATTGCCGATTGCCGCGGAGATCGCACTCTTCAGCAGTGAACCAAGTCCGACACCGCCTGCACTCTTAACACCTTCTTCAACGGCTGTCTCAACACCGCCGGAAATCGAACCGGACAAGAATCCCTTGATGGCTTCCTTGATGGTTTCCTTTCCTGCTTCTACAACAAGACCACCTGCAATCTTCAATGCGAACGAACCGGCAAACAGCAGGCCAAGTGTAGCACCGCCACCGCCTTCGAAGAATCCCGAAACAGCACCGGCGAATGCAGATGCAGCACCTTCAAGTGCAGCCCTCAGCATATCTCCCCAAGGCAATGCACCGAAGAATCTTCCGATGGCACTGCCGATCTGATAGAGAGCACCGGACTGTCTCATGGCATCTACTGCGGAAGTAAATGCATTTCCGAGAGACTGTGCCAGCCCTTCGATATCCATGTCATTGATGGCATTGGCGAACACCTTCATTGCTTCAGTGATTCTGTTCCACATCTCACCGGAATTGATGAATGTGAACAGCGCTTCCACTGCGCCATTGAATCCTGTTACCAGTGTGTTACCGGCAGCCTGCCAGTCCACAGTGTCAAACCATGTGATGACTGCTTCCGAAATCGTCCTTCCGATTGAAGCACCATCAGACAAAGTCGTCTTGACGAAACCTTCTGCCATATGAATCACGGCGTTCAGCTTGTTGGCGAAGAGCTCTGCTACCTCATTCCAGTTCATCTCCTCGAACCATGACTTCACGGCAGTACCGAAAGCCACACCGATTGCAAGGAAGTCTGTGGTGGTAAAGAATGCATTTCCTGCCCGGACGATTGCCATCATTCCATGAGCAACTGTTTCACCAAGACGGTCCCAGTGATAATTGGCGACAAATCCATTGATGAGATTGCCCATGTTGGTAGCCCATTTGATAGCCCACGGTTCGAAGGTATCAACGATCCATTTATCAGCGGCTTCCGTCAGAGCATTCAGCTTTTCAGCAAAGTATGCACCAACTCCATACCAGTCGTTGGCATCAATGAGGTCCTTCAGTCTCTGATCGAAAGGCATATTCTCGAACATGTCGGAAGCGATGCCGAGACCGCCGCCACCGCCACCTCCTCCACCGCCACCGCCGGAGTTATTGTCCTGTGGCTTGTCCAGCAGATGCAGTTCATCGAATGATGCGAGGATGAGATCGAGATCTTCTTTCAGTTTCTTTGCGGCACCGCCTGCCCCTCCGGAACCGAGTCCGCCTGTGGCTGCCTGTCCGAATTTCGTTGCCTGCTTTGTCGCCTTCGTCCAGAATCCCTGTCCGGAAAGCAGTGCGATAACCTGGTTGATCAGATTCAGCAGTCCTACCAGTTTAGCGGCAAGCCAGTCAATGACAGGAGCCAGTGCGTTGATTGCTGGAGCAAGCATTGCACCAAGGCTGTTGGCAAGCCAGTTGGCAGAGGATGCGATACGGTCCATGGATCCTGCAAAGATTCCATCAGCCACACCGCTCCACTGATACATGTTGTTCACGCCATCGGACATTGCCGACCATAGCTGTCTCAATCCGTTTCGGATAAGTCTTGTCAGCGTGACTGTCATCACCCTGTGGAAGAATCCCTGCAGAGCATTGCCCATGGAGATGAGAGGACCTGCCACTTTTGTCAGTGCAGATCTTCCGATATTGGCAAGGATTCCGCCTGTCTTCAGTGCGGCATTTCCTGCCATTGTCAGAATGTTATATGTATGCCTTACAGCGAAACCGAGAGATTCCCAGAATGCACCGGATACATCAAGTTTGCTGTTCTGCTCTTCCAGTGCGGCATTTGTCTGCTGGATTTCCTGCAGGCGTTCCTTTGTCTTTCCGCCGCCCCTAAGACCGGCAGTCTGCTGGGCAAGAAGTGCTTCTCTTGTCTTGCCCTGCGCCGCATAGAATGCATTCTGTTTATCCCAGTCAAACGGAGCACGGTCTTCATATGTTTTGTCAGCCTGTGATGTATGAACCTGTGATGTCTTCTGATTGAATTCATCCCACGAATCCTTCAGCTTGCTGAGCTGTTCATCCTGGTTCTCAAGACTCTGTTCAAGTACCTTGCTGGCTTTCCCGGATGCCGTGTCGAACAATCCCTGAGCACCATCTTTTGCGGCGTTCAGTTTGTTCTTCAGATTACCGAGTACAGTGCCTGCAGCAGAACCTGCACCGAGTGCTTTTCTGAATGCACCAAGTGCTTGCGATGCTGTGAGAACAGCCTTGCCAATATTGTCTGCATCCTGCACGATCTTCTCACCATGCAGTCCGTTTCCGGCAACGATCTGAACTGTGGCAAGTGCTTTGGAAAGTTTGTTCAGACTTGATACAGCCTTGCCTATGTTGACTTTCACATCGGCCTGCAGTCCGATAATCTTTACCCCATCAGCCATAGCGTACCTCCTTCCTTATTTAATAAGGGAAGGTTATTGTTCCTTCCCTTTGGATTTATTCTGCGATTTAATGCTTCTTTTCATGAATCCCAGGATCCTTGCCTGTGCTTCTCTGGCCTTCTGATTCTCAATATCTTTGAGCATCTTATTGTTGATCGGATACGGTTCCTGCGTGTACTTCTGAGGAGTGGAGCCCTTCTTCGCAAATGCATTGGAGAGAACCACAGCGAATGCATCATGCATATACAGTCCCTGTATCCACATCATCTTATTCTGCTCGATCTGCCGGTATTCATGAGCATGCCGGTAATCGGCGCACATCTCTGCTTCACCGTCCCAGTACTGCTCATATGTCATTCCGATTGAGATATACCATGGTGCCAGTTCATGAAAGATATCCGAGCATGATTTGTGCTTCTGCTCGGAAGAAGACAGCTCGGCTAAATCTTCTTCCAGGTCGCCTTTTTTTCCGGCTCGGTCGGTTCATCGAACATCGCATTCAGCGGAGCCTGATATTCATCGATCAGTGCCACAAGAAGATCATCCTTTTCCGTGATACTGTTGAAGATCTCGTTCACCAGTTCTTCCTTGATTCTCGGATGATGCATCAGGAAGGCCCCACGGAAGAACATCGGAACGAATGTTGCCGGTTTGGACATTACCTGTTCCAGTACGAATCCCTGCTTTTCCATCTGCTGAACAGTTCTGCGGGAAAATCCCAGTGTGTAAACCTCGTCTTTGTACTCAATCTGAATCATTATAATTCTCCTCTCCTTTGAGATATTGAGCCGACCGGCAGAGTCGCACTGCCGTCAGTCTGTTATCGGCATAAAGCGGAGACTGCGCTCCGCATTTGATTAGTCTGTGATTCTTGCCCAGGCTGATGTCTTGGTGATGTTGACGATCATGTCACGGGCTTCGTTGACGCCTGCACCCGGCAGGTAGTAGTCAACAGTACCCTTACCACCGAACTTGCCAAGGTCACCTGTCGGTTCGGCTTTGCCGCCGACAGTTGCCGGATCAGTTCCGCCGAACCAGATGGCAAGATCCAGTTCCTGATCTTTCAGACCTTCAATTGTCTGAATGTCTGTCAGGTCATAGTTGCAGGTGAACGGCATACCATCGGATGCACCTTCGCCGATTCCGTCAACGAAGATTCTTTCGCCATCGCTCAGACTGGTAACATCGATCTTCTCTTTCTGAGAGATGATTCCATCCGGTGTGTCCTTGATGTCGATCAGCTTCTGCCAGGTAGCGCCCTGTCCAGTGCCCTTGTACATCAGAAATGTTTTATATGTTGAAGACGGCATTTTTTTACCTCCTGTAATAATGCTCTTCAGATGCCATTCCTTCATAGCGAAGGATATAGCGGTCAATGTTTTCGTCATGGACATCGTTCGTATATACAGTTCCTTCAGAAGGATTGTAATTGCGGATGAATGCAGTCCGTGTGAAATTGAGGTGTCTCATCACGGCATCAACCTGCTGTGCGATCTGTTTGCATTCATACTTTCTGCCCACGACTTTATTGGAATAGATATCAAACTGATACATCAGTAACGCATATTCTTCATCTGCTTCCTGTGTTTCCCTTCTCGGAAGACTGTTTGTCTGCTGCATATAAATGCATGGGAATTTCGCCGGAGCCTGGATCATGTCCGTGATGATATCCACATCATCTGAAATATAGTTCCGGATAAGGTTGTATATTTCAGTTTCCTTGTCAATCATGCGAACACCTCCTGAGCGATCTTGGCGATCTTCCTCTCGATTTCATTTATAGCTTCAGCCATGCCTGCACTTGCCGGGTTACCGTATGTATGGGTAAACCCTTCCTTCTTGTAGGACTCCTCGGTCCCGTATGGGGGATTAGGACCGGGAGGTCCTTTATACAGCCAGCCACTGCGGTTCAGACCCTGCGGTCCATATGAACCTGGGGCAAAGCCGTATTCAAACTGATGGGAGTTCGCAAACGCAATACCCGTTCCGAATTCCATGAACAGTACCGTTTCGCCTTCTGCCTTGATACCGGCTGACCAGACATCATCCGCAAGTGATACAGGTACCACATCACACTGATAGTCTTTCAGCCCGGCATATTCGGCACGTTCGTAATTGAAGTTAAGGAGAGTCAATCCTTCTTCTGACATCTTCTGTGCGAACACTCCGGCACGTTCGGTAAGCCACCGTTTATATTCTTCCACTTCCCGGTACAGGTTGTCCCAAGACTTCCCATCGAAAGCATCAACGGTGATCTTTTTATCCTGCATGGACGTTTGCCTGAGCACACTGCAATGTGGCACTGTTCAGCGACCGGGCGACACGTCTGACTTCAAAGTCAAACGGTTCATCCTTCAGCGGATCAGTGTATACCCACAGCACTGTTTCTTCGTCAATCGGTGTATTCGGATCTTCCAGGGTAATGTTGATATCGTAACTGACGATACTGCCAAATTTTTCTACGTTGGCGAAACCGGACGGAGCTGAGACATTACCCCAAATCGCAACCGGTTTCATTCTTGCCGGATAATACTGACCGGTGCGGTTTCCATCCGGGTCGATGAATTCCTCACGTTCAGTTCTGTCCAGCTTTGCGTAGTAGAATCTGACTTTGTTCCGCTTAAGCTGTTTCATTTGATTGCTCCCGCAAAGGGAACGATCTCATCAAGCAAACTGTTCGGAACATCCCCACTTTCGTAGTAACGATACACATTGTTCTCATTGTGCTGGACTTCGCCTTCCGCTCCTCTCTTATTCAGAAAGTATGCGGCGATCCTTACCTGCAGATAATCATATCTTGTGGGAAGGATGGTTCCTTCAGCGCCGAAGGGATACAAGCGATTCAGAATTACTGATTCTGCGTTATCTAATGCGACAGACAGAATGTCATCATCCGTTTCATCAGTCATGCTTTCCAGCAATGTTTTCTTTACAGCGTCTTCCATTCTGTCTCTCCTTTTCTATTAAGCCTTAACGATCTTGCGGGCCTTTGTTGCATCGGTCAGAGCTGCAACATAGTACTTACGGGCATAAGCCGTGTTCTTACGTGTATTGGCATCTCTTTCCTGTTCAACTTCTGTGCCAGTCTTGACATACAGTGTCAGAGCTTCCTTGACAGCGAAGTTGATTGTGCCGGCTGTAGCTGCATTTGTTACATACAGGTTTGTACCAGCGACTGTGCCGATGTAACCTTCTCTTGCGAAGCTTTCGTTGTACTTGAGATCGTCTTTCAGTGCCTTACGGACTGCAGCGAGATCTGTCGGATGAACGAAAGCGAATGTAGCCGGAGCGCCTGCATCTGTAGCTTCAACGCCCAGGGCTGCCTGTGCATCAACAAATGCAGAGAAGTAATCTGTGCCGGTAACAGTAACGGACTGAACCAGGTCGTCATTCAGTTCAGCCATGACATCCTTGTTCATTGTGTTGAACAGGTCTGTAGCCATGTGACGTGTGCCTGTGGTGACGATGTTAGGATCCGTCATCGCTTCTTCGTCGTACCATACAAAGGAGTTCTGTCCGAGGATGATCTCGTGCTCCTTCGGTGTCATGGAAACAGAGATGTGCTTTGTGTTGCCTTCTGTAACCTTCAGCTTTTCTGTTCCGTCTGTTGCTGTATAGACGTTTACGATGACCTTCATGCCAGGTTTGCCAACAAGGTTGTTATCAACCTGGAAGAAACGGGCGAGGTCATATTTCGTCAGAAGCTGATTTTCAATTTCTGTCTCGAGGAAGAAATTGTCATAGCCTGTATTTACTGCGAATCTGTCTGTGCTAGCCATGTGTTTTGGCTCCTTTCTTATTCTGAATAAATCTGTTTGTACTCATCCGGATGCTCCTGGTAGAACTTCAGTCTTTCCGGTCCAGACATTTTGCGAAGGTCTTCCTTCGTATAAACCTTTGTACCGGTTCCGCCTTCCGGGGCGCTGATGTTCTTCATAGCATTCGCAAGAGTCTGCTTCTGTGTGTCCTGTACAAGGTCAGTGACAAACGACTTCAGATTCGATGTCACCTTCTTGAGGTCACCATCGACCAGTGCAGTTGCAGTTTCCATCGCAAGATCTTCGCCAAAGCCGAGACCGATATAATCGGCATACTGGGCATTGATATCCTTCTCGCGTCTGTAGGATGCCACCTCAGCTTCAAGAGAGCTGATGCGTTCAGCACGTTCTGCTTCTGCCTGCTCTTCTGCGGTCATGCGGTCTTTCAGCTTGGTCTTCAGCTCCGCAATCTCGCTGTTTCTCTTGGAGATCATGTTCTTCAGAGACTTCTCCGATTCAGATGTGTCTGTCTGAGACAGCTTTGCCTGGATTGCGCTGACCAGGTCATCCTCGGTGAGGTTCTCATTCAGTTCGATTCCCAAAAGTTCCTTAAGTGTTGCCATTCTGTTTTCTCCTGCGTTTTAATGACTTCCCTGTCAGTTGCGTTTTTTTTAATGACTTCCCTGTCATGTATTTCGCCGGGCAATCCCGGTTATTACCATGTGAATGTCAGCCAGCAGCGGCAATTTATACAGTTCTCCGGTTTGCTGAATCCGCCGGGGAACATTGCCGAGTCTCCATCAAATGTGTAGAACCTTGATGTGACCGGCACCTTCATTCCACCGATGTAGTCATGTGTCTCACGGACACGGTCATCTTCCATGGTGTTCCAAATCTTCCGGACAATTCTGTGGGATTCCTGCTGAATGTCTTCAGCCTGCTGATACCCACCTGTCTCGAAATCTCTGTGTTCCTCTGTGGTGATCACTCTTGCAAGGGACTCGGTATCCATTGACCGGACATATTCCCGGACACGGTCCCGGACATCCTTGCCTTCAAACTTTTTGAAGATCACTTCTTCCTGCCATTCATCCCATCCGAGCAGGTAATAATCTGTCCAGTCCCAGTTAAGGTCTGCACAGGTCTTCTTCCTTCCCCGGATGTATGCGTCTGTCAGATAATCAACGACATATTCAACAATTTCATCCTCTGAGTAATTCAGAAGAAGATGTTCTGCGAGAGCATGGATCTCATCGAATTCTGCGATATACATAAAAGAAAAAAGGGATACACAGCCTTCGCTGTATACCCCTTTGGGTTTCCTTTATAATTCCTGGTCGGGATTCTCTTTAGATGCGACTTTTCGCTTTACTTCGACCACTACTATTTTACCATGCTCAATTTTTACTTCTGCGAGATTCTCATGAACGAACAGAATCGTCCGCAGTGCTTCTATCGTCTTCGGAGACAAAGTACGTCTGCTCATCAGCATCTTCTCCTTCCTCTTCAGGATGTTCGGCAAACCATTCCATTGACATCTGATATGCCATTTCCGGATCCACGAACATGTCACATGCCTGGAATGCAAGACGCGGATGGATCTTGTTGTTGGCAAGCATCGTTGTCAGCACCTGGGACTTGGTGAGGATGTTGTTGTGGTTCCACCTGTCAATGCGGATATCAATATCACCGATCTTCAGACTGAATGACTTCGTGAATGCATTGCACATCCGCAGGACGATCTTCAGGAATTCCTTCTCGGATTTCTTGAACATCAGCTCTGTGGATTTCGCCCTTGTCGTTGCAGCACCCCAGCCGTCACGGAGTTCCACTGCAATGCCGTTGTCAGATGTTCCGCCGCTTGAACCGGAACGGTTCGGCATTCCGCAGATCACCAGCACCATGTTGTACATGTGGTCAACATAAGTCTGCACACCGGACTGATTCAGCTCTGATGTGATGTAGTTCAGAGATGCCTTCATATCCGGAGAGATATCCTTGTACTTGATGGCACCGCTGGCTTTGAATTCATTGAATTCTTCCAGGGTGATATCCATGTTGTGGAATTCCAGGTATGCCTGCACGAACTTGTCGACATTGTCCTGACGGTCAGATGCCGTGTCGTTGATGGCATCAAGCAGCGGCAGAACCTTTTCGAATGCTCCCATCCGTTCCGTGTTCAGCGGATACTCGATGATCGGAACATATCCAAGCAGGTATTCTTCCTTGAATTCCATCTGCATCGGATCAGAGATCTTGTAATGGGCATACGGTGTGTAGCAGTCAAAGATCTTGATACCGGCACCGTCCAGCCCCGGTTTCAGGGCAATGGTCACGCCCATCAGCGGTTTATGACCGATCTTGTTGGAGCGGACTACGAATGTCAGTCTCGGATCCAGTGTATACAGTTCAAACGGTGCGTCATCGGAATAATCGTCATTCTTGAAGAATGTATCCGGCAGCACCATACGATAGCCGACACCGCAGACATGCATCCAGTTCACCAGTTCACGGTCCTTGGCGTCCTTCTCTTCGGAATAAACATATTCATTCAGCCGGGAGATGTCTTCCTCAGATGCTTTCTCGGTCCTTGCGACATACTGCACAGGAGAACCGAGGAAGTAGCCATCCTTGAAATCAACGATCTCGGCAGCATGGTTTTCGACAATTTTGTTGCAGATGGTATCGTCGATTTCCTTCACTCTGCGGAGAACCGGCTGGTTTCCCTTGTAGTAGTTCCACAGGTAGTCGATCTGCGTCTGGTTGATCAGATGCACATTCAGAGCTTCCTGCAGTACAGGGATGATATTGTCATCCGTGATTTCCTCAGCGTCGGTATAAATAACCTTGCGGCCGACATATAACGGATTATATACAGGTGTTTTGTTGCTTTCGGACATAATACCCCCTGTTTTCTCATTTTCAGTGTAGTAAAAACTCTTCTTATTAAAAAGACAAAAGTCGATATCATCAGAACGGACGGTGCATAATCTCAATATTGTTCGATGACCACTTGAATGCCATCATGGATGCTCCGGCAAGAGAGTCCGGTGCATCATCGTGCTTGTTGCCGCCCTGGACCTTGAAGGAATAGACATTCTGCATGAACAGCGAATACTCCTTCGGGCGCTTGCCGTCCTCAAGGAAGATGAACCTCTCCTTGATATCGGGTGATTGGTCGAAGATCCTCTGTTCCTTGGCTTTGTTGTTCTGTGCCGGGGATGTCGTGATCGTGATGTGGTAATCTCCGCAGCAGTCATTGATCCCTTCAGCATAGTCCTGTGTCATCTTGTTGGCTTCCACCTTCATGACATGACAGTTGAACCGTTTTGCGGTCTGGACAAGAAGCGGCTGGGTGATGCGCTTGTCCTCATTGGAATACACCACACCGGGGATGTAGATATCATTGCCGTACTGGACACAGACAGGACTGGCGACAAAGTCACCTCCGCCCCATGCCGGGTCCACAAACATGAAGATGCGGTCGGGTTCTTCTTCGGGAAGGACTCCATTGAAGTACCGCATGTCCTTGGCATCAAACACAGTCCCCTGCCGTTCGATGGGTTCCTGCATGTACTGGGCAAGCCATGATGCCATATCGCCGGACCGCTCAAAGGATGCCCGGCGCTGATGGTAATATGCCGTGTTGTATCCCACACCGTAGTCATAATCGAAGTTGCTCTCATCCTTTTCATCCAGGGCCGGAATGGAGATGATCTGAAAACGCCTGTTTGCAAATCTTTCATCATTCATCAGAAGATCCTGCCGCTTTCCTGCCGGGTCGATGACAGACCACCTTGTGCCGATCCACAGGATCTTGGCCTGCTCTTTGGCACGGGTCAGCAGGTTATTGTCGACAGTAGACCATGCTTTCTCCATACGGTCCTTGGACTGGGCCTGCTCGATACCGCCGATGATATCATCCGCAATGAGGATGCCGTCACAGTCACAGGACCCGTTCAGAGTTCCGTCAATGCTTCGGCAGGTGATGCTGTGATACCTCTTCTTACGGTTGAGGTCGATGGTCTCATCCTGGGCATTGGTGAATCCGTTTCCTCTGTTCGGCATTTCCAGGAACGGGAAGATCTTCCGGTACTGGTAGGTGTAGGTGTCGGTGATGACTTCCATGAGACCGGAATAGAATGACTTGGTGATGCCATCAGAATAGGATGAGTACAGATTCGAGCGTTCAGGGTCTCTGCCCATGATCCACAAGGCAAAGAACATGATCAGCGTGGTCTTGCCGATTCGGGGCGGACATGACAGGAAGAGCTCATCCATCTCATCATCGGCGAGAGCCTGCAGCGCATCCACGAAAGGCCGGATGATCTTCTGCCGGGGTGTGTAGAACCGCTGGGAAGGGTCCCTGTACCACTCCAGCGCGATGAGAAAGTCATTGAATGAGTCCTTTGCCGAGAACAGGTATGTCTGAAACAGGAGCCGGTCCAGTTTATCCACCAGTGTGTAGTTATGCTTATTGATGGAAGTTTGTATCAGCTTCATGATGGCATCCTGCAGAAGTCTGTTTTCTTCAAGCAGTGTCGCTGTGTCATATTCCTGTTTCTGAAGCTCCTTCAGACAGACATGCCAGTCCTCATAGGGCTGATAGTTCCCTGCTTCAACAGCAAGGGACATTTTTATGTTCTGAATAAGTGCATAAGCGTTCATATCCCCTCCCCATGGCATCCGCGAAAAACAAAAAGGCATACCACCTGAAGAGAGATTTGAAAGGTTAAGGTAAGGTAAAAGGTAAATCTCTTCAGATGGATGCCCTTTGGCATTCAGTATTCAATTGCATCATACCACATCGAAATGAGGTAATTGATCATTGGTGATGAATAAATTGATTGATTCGAAATTGAATCAGTTCAGTTCTTCCCTGTAGCGGTACCATGTCGCCCTGGATATTCCCAGTTCCTTCCATGATACCCCTTTTTTGATCTGCGAAATTTTTTCGGCATCGAGTTTTGAACGGCCGACAGGCCTTCCTGTCTTGAGGGATACCCTCTTTCCGTTCACAATCGGCATGGCTGCGATCCCCTGCGCCTGCCGTTCTTTTATTTTCCGACGTTCTGTCTCAGCGACATAGGACAGGAGCTTCAGCACGATGTCGGCGATGAGTGTGCCGGTCAGATCATTCCGGTTCCGGGTGTCCAGTATCGGCATGTCGTCCACCACGATGTCAGCGCCGACAGTCTTCGTGATGTATTCCCACTGATGACCGATCTCGTCATAGTTCCTGCCGAGCCGGTCAAGGGAGAGGACCACCACCAGGTCACCGGGCTGCAGTGCAGAGAGCATCTGCTGATATCCAGCCCTGTTGAAGTCCTTGCCGGATTCCTTGTCCTCATAGACCATGTCCGGATGATACTTGTCCACCAGTGTGAGCTGACGGGCAAGGTTCTGATCACGGGATGAGACTCTTGTGTAGAGGTGGGTGGTCATTATTCCACCTCATATGAGTCTTTAGGGGTCGGCGCTGTGTCGGGCATCAGTACCATCTTGTAGCCGAGAGCCTTGCACATTTCGGCGACCTTCTCGGTGGTGATGGTTTTCTGACTGAACCGCATGCCGATGGTCTGCTGAGATGCCAGGCCGATTCTCTTTGCCAGGACTGCCTGTGTGACTTTCTGAGTCCTCATAATGCTTTTAATTGCTTCTACTGTTTTCATAATTAATCTCCTTAAGTTATCCCTTGTACTCATACTATAGAAAAGTTATCCCTTGTTGTCAAGGGCTTTTTTTCTAGTCGATGTGGTGGAGGTACCTGCCCCGGCCCGGATCCGGTCCTGGCATCCCCTGCCGGCCCTGTTCCGGTCCTGTTCCGGTTTCCGGGTATGTTTTCCAGCTTGTTTTTTTACCCTGATCACGTTTAAAGGCATGCCGGCCCGGTGTTATTTCCTTTTATGCCTGGAATAATACCCGGGTATATAAAAAACATGATCAGGATAAAAAAGCTTTTTACAAGTCTTTAAAAGTGTACATAAAAAGACAATAAAACCGCATCATGTTATAACTTGTTATTTTCATTAAATAAGGGATTGAAAACAAGTTTTATCTTGTTATAATAAGGTAAACAAGATATCACTTGTTATAAGGAAGGTAAAAAGGAAAATGAAAAGCGAATTAAAAAAAGCGATTGAATCAAAAGGTTTAAAAGTTTTCGGTGAATTAATCGAAATCAATGGCGAATTATTCCCGTTACCATTAACGGAATGTAACGGTAAAATCGGCCGCGTTATGAATTCCAGCACGGCCCCGGGAACAAAAGAAAAAACGGCCGTAAATCCTAAAACCGGCGAAACTGTTACAACTACTGGAACGTGCCCGGCCGATTGCAAAGGATGCTACGCCCAGGCCGGCCGCTATCGTATGAATCGAAATATGTTCTTGTTGATCATGCGCACGCGGTTTTTGCGGGAATATCCCGAAATATATGGCGCTATTCTTGCAATGCAATTGGACTTAGAAAAAGCGGAACAATTGAGAATTCACGCGGCCGGCGATTTTATCGAAAAAGAGGCCCGCATGTATTACGACATTTTGAAGGACCGGCCCGGCGTCAAAACATGGACTTATACAAAACATGAAATAAAAGGCGATATTGCGCTGCTTGATTCCCTGGAAAATGTGAACATTGTTAAAAGTATTATCCCCGGTTTCGGTTTCAACTATGGGCACGCGGATTATATTGTAAAAGTATTTGCAGCATTAAAAAAGGCCGGGAAAAAGGTTTATATATGCCGTTGCGGCATTGACCCGAATCAGCATTGCGAAAACTGCAGCGGCTGCAGCAGTCATGAATATGTTCTATTTATTGAACATTCAACCGGCTACAACGTGAAAAAAGACCCGAACTATAAAATGATTCATGATTTAATTGAAAGTCAAAAATAAGGACCACAAAAGGAAAAGAAAGGAATATAAAACCATGAAAACATATACAGAATTTTGCGAGCTTGTAAACAGCTATAAAAAAGCATTCAAAAAATGCAACGTAAATGCAAGCGTATTATGCGATTTGCAGAATAACTACACCATTACGGAAACAATAACATATAAGGAAGGCCGGAAGATTTCCAGCCGGGAAACAAAAGTTATTTCGACCGAATATTTCGGCAACGTATTAACGGCCGTGCTGTTTTTCAATGATCGAATTGAAAAAGGCTACACAATGGCCGGCTATTTGCCTGTAAAATTAACGGCCGTATCACCTGACAAAAAAACGCGGGTTATTAGAGAATACGCATATATGTGTAAATAATTGCAATGTTTCCAGGACCGGCCGCGGCCGGTCCTTATGTGATCAGGGAAAAAGAAAAAGGAAGGAAGAAAAGAAAATGAAAAAAAATAGCTTGAATTATTTGCTTTACGACTTAGATTTATCTGTATTGGATGCCGTCGACGTTTACAAAAAAGCACTGCAGCATTTCCAGGATAAACAATTTAGTTTTAATGAAAAGAATGATATCTGTATTTATTTTGATTTATATACAAGTGAAGGAAATGAAAATAAAGCGCTTTATGATGCTATTTGCATAAATACCGGGATTTTCAAATATGAAACATTACCGGAACGGGCCGCAATGCTTTACACGTTGGGACTATTTGAAAGGATGGCATTATATGACGGCCGTTAATATTGGCGCTTGCATTAATCTTGATACGCATTTATTAATAGCCGGGGAAACGGGATCCGGTAAATCAGTATGTATGAATGCGCTGATAAGTGAGATATATAAAAAAGGACCGCCGGCGGAATTATATTTGATTGATTTAAAATATATTGAGTTTTCAAGATATAAAGCTTTAAATATTCCCGTTTATACAGATATTGAAAGCGCCGCAATGATCATTAACAAGCTGTATCATAGAATGATTGAAAGATATAAACACATAGCCGCGGGTGAATGCCTGGAAACATGGCCGGTTTATCTATTCATAGATGAATACGCGGAAATAACCGCTCACGAAAACAAAAAGCTTGCAAAAAGAATCATAGAAAACATAAATAGCATTGCGAGAATGGGCCGTGCATGCGGCCGCGGTTTTCATTTAATAATCGCTACTCAATACCCTACAAAAAATATAGTTTCAATGCAGTTAAAAATGAATTGTCAAAAAATATGCCTGAAATGTAATAATGATATTGGATATCGCGTTATCCTGGATAAATCAGGTTACAATTTACGCGGCCGTGGTGATGCCGTATATATTGATAACTATGGGAATGAAACCCGGTTTCAAGTAATAGCAGCAACTGAAAAATATATTGATACTTTCATTAATAAATGCATAAAGCAATAAAAGGACCGGCAATAAAAGCCGGTTTTTTCTTTTTGTTTCCTGATCATGGTGAGAACATGCCGGCCGGCCGTATTCCCAGAAACAAAAAACACATGCATCATATAAGGCATTTTAAAGGCATTTAAACACGTTTTACTATTCCCGTGTATGCTCAATCGTTCAAAAGAAAAAAGCGCTCACAAGCGCTTTTATTTACGTTATACGGCCGCTATTATATGCCTGTTATGGTTTCAAATTATAACCGCATGCAATGCCATAATTCCGGCATGGTTTCCACCATGATCAGTTGTACTCAATCCGCGAACATTCAACCTTTTTTTGTACCCGTAACAGGTACATTTTCTGCCATGCTTTCATGTTCATTTTCTGACATGCTTACATGGTCATTTTCACCATGCATAATCGGTAATGAATCCGGCCGGGAATCATGCGATATCTGCATATTTCCATAGCGATTTTCAAGGGCCTTCTGATCAAAAAAAGTGCCACCTGCAGAGCCCTCCGAAGCCGCCGAAATGTCGACCTGATCGCGCATTCCGTAGTAGTTTTTAGCCCTAAAAATGTACACGACCGGCTGTATTTTCCCGGTCATCGCAAGCTCTGCATCCATGGCCGAAATCATGGACTTGGCATGTTTAATCATGTCAGAGACCAAGCGGCCCTTCCGATCAGTGTTTTCCCAGTCCCACAGAGTCTGCCTTGTAGTCCCAAGGGATAAAGCGAGTTTTTCAACAGTCGGGATTTCATTTGATTCATAGCAATGTTGAAAGAATTCATTCAGGCGTTCAGCAAATTCTTCATCACTTTCCGGGATTTCTTTTTTGTACCAATAGAGAACGGAACCGAGCGCCTTTTTCACAGCATCCTTGGGAGCGTCATTGATACCGAACTTGACCTGGTTTTTCAGATTTTTATAGCCTTCCTTGTTCGCCATCTTCCTTCTCCCAATATCCCAGCCCATGCGCCAGGTTCAAAAATTCCCCATCATCGATTTCAGAGTGATGCCACCCATTGGTCTGGCACACCCGGAGTTTCGCCATTTTCAGAGTGATGGCACCCTCGGCCCAAGAATTGAGTGATGCCCGGTCCTTGTTGGAATAGAACTCCCCGCTGCGAAACCTTAACTCATTCCCATAGATATCCCTGATCATGAGTGATGCCACCTCCGTATCTTCAGAGTGACGCCCCCATCCGTCAAGGTTCTTACAGAGTGATTGTACATCCCCTGCAAATTGTCTGCAAATCCATCCTGGATCCCATCGGAATCCGGAGTGATACATACCTTCCATTCTTCCATTCTCCTTTCCGTTTCATCATCCATCAAAAACAGCACATGCCCTGCTCGCTCGTTTTCAGCCCTTCTGAGAGTGATTCCGTCCGGGATGGATACTTTATCATCCAAATCCATAATCCTTCTGTATCGGCTTAAAAACAGCCTTCTCGTCCATCTGAGTGATGACACCGCCCTGCAATCCGCAATTTTGAGTGATGACACCACCTCATTCATTCCGGATCACCTCGATCCGCACGAACACGCCCGGGACCCGTGACCAGTACTTTCCGATGTGTTCCTCAGCCACCTGGGCATCATCCCACCAGAATCCCAGTGCCGTCATGCAGTCCTTCAGCATCTTGTCGAGGTTATCCGTATCCGGCTTTGTGGTCCTGGGTGTTCCGTCCTTCACCTTCCCGCTTTCTACAGCAGTACCACCGAAGCACCACTTCACCGTGAGTGACAGCGGGACTCCCCTTCCGAACAGCGGTGTCCTGAGCCCATGGCCGTCCTTCCTCTGCTGAGTGATCATACCACCCGCATAATCATGTACCGTTCCTTCCGTCTCCTTCCCTTTCCAGTATCGGCTGCCGGTGTCGTTCCTTCCGCTTCCGTCCGTTTCTTTTTCTTTCCGGCGACGGCTGTCAGCACCTTCCTTCTTCCACTGCCTTTCAATCTTCTTCAGTGCCGTATTCAGTGCCGCTGTCAGCTCTGCCTTTGCTTCAGCAGTCCCAGGCTTATCGAACGTGACCACACGGAACCTGGGCTTCTTCACTCCATTCACATGCGAGTATCCATTCGGGATCACTCTGTATCCCTTTTCCTGTGCGGTACTGGTCGGTACTCTCCGCATCGGCATGAAGAACTGTATCCCATGAGTGATGATGCCGGGACAGAGCACTGGTTCCCGTTCCGGTTCATCTTCTTCACCAGTTCCACTCTCACTGTCATTCGCATCTTCATCCACATACTCATCCCCGGTGTTATTCGTCACCTCGAATCCATCCAGTGACACGACCTTTGCTCCCTGGTACTTCCCGCCTTCATGCACACTGTCCGCTACAGTATCATCCGCATGATCTGCCGCATACACGCTGCTTTCCTGCAGCAGCTCTTCCATGATCCGTTCCTGTTCCTCAAGAGTGATGTACACTCCCTCGCTTTTCATCGTCACCTTGTTGCTGCCCATCAGTCAATTCATCATCCTTTCCGTCAGCTTCCACATCATGTCATCAGAATCATCGGTGTCATCATCGCCATCTGCATCAATTCCGAGAATCTTCTTCAGCTCCCGTATCTTCACCGGGTCCAGCCTTACCACATGAGTGCCGGTATCCGGGTCATCACCGTCTGTGTCTTCCTCATCATCCTTCTGCTCAAACATCTCCCTGGCTTCCGTCATCGACTCCTCGAAAGTCCTCTCGGCTTCCTCATGGATCTTCTCCACCGTATCCTCATCGAACTCCATCCCGGCCTTCCGTGCCAGCATGTCCGTCCTGATTTCCACAGCGAGGATATCCTTCATGATTTCTTCAACCGTCTTCTGCTGTGACAGGAATGTCTTTGCGATCATGTCGAATGCCGTCCCTGCCACATCCATTGCCTTATGCATGGCATCCATTTTCCTTTCGAGCGATTCCACCTGCTGTTCGAGTGTCCGTACCTTGCTGTCCATCTCACTGTCCATATCCGCATTCACTCCTTTCGAGTGTCCTTTGATCTCATCCATGTTTTTTCCTTCCTGTTCATTTTTCATCTGTCGTCATCCACCACCCACCATCCCAGTGATGACCATCACCTGTCCTGCGTCCCATCTCTCACCCATTTTTGATTTGATTCCATTTTTCTGATTTTTGATTTTGATTTTCAAAAAAGTGGAAACCTTTGAGAGGGAGTCACTTGCAGGGTGGCGACCTACTGATACCACTACCACTATGGGGATAAACACGAACGCCAGTAAGGGCGTGTTTATTCCCCGTGGTGTGTGTGGTGTGTGCGTGTGTGTGCGTGACCCCTCTCAAGAACTATACCTTTAGGTATACTTGTGCAGACGGGGGTGGCTGTATATGTTGCACATGGTACTGCCAATGGGATGCAAAACATATGATTTACCTGTGGCATTTATATGTGCCAATGCTCTGCACATGGGTGTACATATGTCTGTATTCCCAATGGCAAACACCTTTTCAATGATCTGCACCGGGTTGTGACGGAGTGATTTCACTCATCATCTCCGTCTTCATCGCCCTCATCTTCCAGGTAATAAATGACATAACTTCTGCCATTCTCACCGATCTCTTCCTTGACCCATTCACCTGCGATACCATCATCCATGGCTCTCTTGAGTGTCCGGTTGAATGATCTCAGCGGCATCTTCTTGCCTTCCTTGCCCAGCCAATTCATGAGGTCATCCCTGAGCACCTCGAACCGTTTCTTTTCATTGTTCCAGTACTTCTTGTTCTCCCAGCAGCAGACCATGCCTGCATTGAAATCCAGGAGCTTCTGTTCCCTCTTGCTGATGTCTGAATCAGCGAACTGGGAATTCCTCAGCTTTCCTTCTTCATCCACTGTATGGACCGGATGGTCGAACCACAGGTTCACCGGCTCGATATCCTTGAATTCCCTCAGCGTGGATTCCATGCGGAATGCTCTTCTTGTGTCGCCATACGGTGCCTTCAATTCTGTGAGTGACAGGATAACATCGGCATCTCTTGCCGTGACTCCGCTTCCGCTGAATCGGTCCATGGCATCCTTGTTGCTCTGCTTGCCTTTGCTGAAGTGATGGACATATATCAGACTGGTGTGCAGCTCTTTCGTGATACGGTCCAGTCTCTTTGTGAATCTTGCGACATCCACAGCTTTGTTCTCATCGCCGTCATTGATCTTGTAAATCGGATCTATGAACAGCGCACCATAATCAGAATTCTTGAACTTCCTGCACAGGTTATCCACAAACACATCCACACTTTCGAACGAGATCCCCCGAAGATGCAGGATGTGGAAATTCTGTGTCTTTTCCTTCAGATCCCATCCTTTTCTTCTGCAGATCTCTTCCAGTCTTTCATTGAATGTCGGTTCCGGCAGTTCAAAGTTCAGATACAGGATCTTCTTCTGTGTGCATGGGAATCCAAGCCAGGGAATGCCGTTGCATATGCTCAGTGCAAGCTGAATCATGAGTGATGTCTTTCCGATCTTGGAAGCACCGCCGATCATCATCTTTCTGCCCTGTCTCAGTATTCCGCTGATCAGTTCCGGATCCTGCGCCGGCCTGTTGTCCCAGTATTCGCTGATGACTGTTGGGTCCGGCAGGCTGTTGGTTTCTTCCTCTACCCAGTCCGCCCAGGACTCATAAGAATCCATTCCGAAATTGGTATCAATGAGGAACTGCTTGTGTCCTGCCCTGGTAACGCCCGGCATTCTTGACAGTCTGCTGGGATTCTTGTTCTGAGTATCCAGTGTCAGACCATTCTTCTCGCATGTCTCATAGATGAAGTTGACTCGTTTGACATACTCATCCTTGGTCCGTGCATCTACTCTGATGACAGCGTGGATACTCTTTCCGCCGGAATAGACCAGTGCCACTACCGGGAGCATCAACTTCCGGATGATGGCGATCTGTTTTCCCAGTTCCATGTCATCTGATTCGACCAGCGTATGCCGGAAGTCAACGACATTGGAGTTTTCCACACCGAGCCCGTTCAGAGGGTTGATCCTTATCCATGCACCGGCTTCCGGGTCACATGAACCGACAGCCTTGGATACATCGTTATACTTGTTCAGGTCATCAATGATCTCCTGGGCAGTCCTGTTGAATACACCTTTGTGGAACGGTGCCAGTTTGCCTTTGTTGTTTCTTTTTGAAGTGACTACATAGCCGACAATGTCAGATGGTTCATAGACTGTTTCAAGATATGTTCTGAGATCTGCTACCGGATCCCATTTGTCGTCATCCGGCTCGAAAAATTCCTCGATCTGCAGCAGACCTTCATCCTTTACGATGAGATCGCTCTGCACTTCCTCGAAGTAGATGTTTCCGAAGTATCCGGAATCATCCGTCTCCATCCTGGCTTTGTACTGCTTGCCGTTCTCTTCGAAATATTCGTTCTTCTGCTTTGATGGTCTTGCCCATCCGTTCTGTTCTGCCATGTGGACCAGTGTCCCGCCGGTAATGCCGGAACCATTGAAACCGAACCACTTTGACAGACATTCCTTCTTTGAGTATCTCTGCGGGTCGGTGGCACTCCATTCATCAAAGAGTGAGAATGATGCTCCCTCTGCCTTGAGTGCCATGCCCACATTGATCCATTCCGTATAATTGCAGGTACTGCATGGTATCCACTCCAGCAGTTCCTTGAAATTTAAATCCGCCATGTTACTTACCTGTGCTTCCTACGCCGCCAGTCCTTACAACAGTGACTTCATCCTCTTCTGCAAGGCCATGCTTCACGATGACTCCCTGCATGTATTTCTGTCCTCTGTCGATATGGATGGAGTGATAGCTGTTGTTGTTTGTCAGCATTGCCTTGATCTCATTTCTGTAATCGGCATCAATGACACCGACCGTATTGGTGAGAACAAGACCATTGCTGCCGAGACTGGACCGGGGAAACAGCAGCAGTACATACCCCGGTTCCAGTTCCACCTTCACGCCTGTATCGAACAGTGCCTTTTCACCGCTTGCTATCGTGAAGGATTTTGGTGCGATGAAGTCATATCCGGCGCTGAGCTTTGTCGATCTCCTGGGACGGATCGAATCGTCCTCTACAATAAATTTAGCTACTGCCATTTCTATCCCCTTTTCTGTCTCTGTATAATTCCGTCAGTCCTTTCAGCGTGTAGCGTACAAGGCATGCCGTGACAATGAATCCGCCTGCCCACATGACCGCAAATGCGATATGCAGGAACAGGTCTGTGAGGATATCACTGTTCATCTTCATAGCGCGGAATGTATTCCGGCCTGTTGAGGATAAGGACCGCATTCCGGGAATGCACGATGATCTTCTGTGGCTTTCCAGTCTCACGGTCGTGGGTAAATATTGTGAAAACTCCGGACTGCATCCGGAAGTAATTCACTTCTACTTCTTTGTGCTCGTATCCGAAGTCTATGATTGCTCTGCCGATCACGACAGGTTTGGCCGGTTTATTGTTCTGACTGTTTGAATAACTCTTAAACATTCTTCAATAACCTTTCATATATTTCTTTTGTTGACATGTGGTACTTCACAGCAAGCTCTGAAGGCCTGATGTGTCTTTTCTTGTAATCATTGGTTATCATCCGGGTCAGGACATCATCCGGTTCTTTCGGCGGTCTGTTTATCCGCTTCCATTCCTCCGAACATTCATAGCAGTACGGATGTTCTCCGTCTGCATAGAACTTGTAGGACTGACTGATGTCCCGTCCGCATTTGTAACATTTTGTCATGGTCTGTATGTCTCCGGTCTGATGCCATACGGCACCATCCATCTGTTGTTTGCGATTCGTGTGATCATCTTGGATGCCTGTTCATTTGTCCATTCACCGACATGCACGAATCCTCTGCTCTCAAGGAACCGGATCTGTTTCGCTGTCGACAGATGCTTATTGCGGCGTTCCATCACCTTGCTGATGATTGCGGATGCCTGTCCTCTGCTTGTCACCTGCTCACCATTGATGCCGAAAGCTGCCAGCAGATCTTTCTGCTTCTGAGTCGGTTCCAGCAATTCGAATCCGAATGACGGTTCATAATCTGACAGGTCTTTGTCCATGATCGAGAATGCATACTGCAGAGGGTCCACCAACCCGCGTTTCTTGTGGCGTTGTTTCCTCAGCTCTGCCGCCAGGGCGTTCTCGCGTTCCTGCAGGACATCCTTTTCGCACTCGGCAAGGAATTCCTCTGTCAGGTCCTGTGGCTCTTCCTGGATGCGTTTAGCGGCCTTCTCAGCCACATCTCCGTCTGTGGTGAACAGTGATGCCGGTCTGCATAAGTCGTGCTTTGCAGTCATCCACAGGAAGTCCAGGATCAGGCAGTAATCCTTGTCGTCATACAGCCGGGTCCCTCTTCCGATCATCTGTGAATACAGGCTTCGCACTTTCGTAGGGCGAAGACATACGATACAATCGACAATAGGACAGTCCCACCCTTCTGTCAGAAGCATGGAATTGCAGAGGACCTGATACTTACCGTTCGCAAAATCGTTCAGTATCTCGTCTCTGTCGGGTGATTGTCCATTTACTTCTGCTGCCCGTAAACCTCGCACGTTCAACAGGCGGCAGAATTTTTTTGATGTTTCGATCAGCGGAAGGAATACCACTGTATGACGGTCTCTGCAGATGTTTGCCATCTCATCAGCGATCTGTTCGAGATACGGATCCAGGGCATGACCGAGATCTCCTGCGGCATAATCCCCTTCTGACATCTTCACATTGCTGATGTCGATATTGAGCGGAATCGTCATTGCTCTCAGTGGCGACAAGTATCCGTCCTTGATGGCCTGCGGAAGTGAATATTCATAAGCCATGGAATCAAAGTATTTGCCCAGGCTCTTCTTGTCTGATCTGTCTGCTGTGGCAGTCACTCCCAGTACTTTCGTGTCCGGGAAATGACTCATGATTTTCTGATATCCATCCGACATAATGTGATGCGCTTCATCAACAATGATGGTGTCAAAGTAATCAGACGGATATGCATCAAGTCTTTTTTCATTTGTCAGTGTCTGCATGGAAGCCACAACAACCGGCTCCCCTACAGCACTTGATTCAGCCTTCTCCAATGCACACTTAACTCCGGTAAAGCGTTCCATTTTATCGATTGCCTGCTGCAGAAGCTCTCCCCTGTGAGCAAGGATCATGATGCGTTCACCTTTTCTGTGCAGCTCGCTTGCAATGCTGGAAAACACTACAGTCTTACCGGTGCCGGTGGCCTGGACGAGGAGAGTTTTCTTTCTCCCCTCGCCCCACTCTGTAAAGACCGAATCAATAGCTTTCTTCTGATACGGTCTCAGCGGCATTACAGAAGTCCACCGTATTTATTTGCAGTTGTCTGCGGCTGAGGGATCCCGACAGACGGTTTATTCATTGTGGAAGCGACCTTTGACGGATAGATATATCTGTCGACATTGTTGTATGTGTTGCCGTTCTGCACCTGGTTCTTGATCTTGCAGACACCAGTCCTGCCCGGCATTGCATCCCACTTCATCTGCAGGTTCTGTTCATCTTCCGGCATGAGTCCGAGACACTTGTGGACTGCTCCGATTCTCCAGGCTACTGACTGATGCATGAAAAAGCGGTCGCGGACCTGTGCGATTCCTTTCGGTGTTTCGATAGACATGAATATTTCAACAGTGCGGCAGCCATCCGGGATGGTGCTCGGCTTTGTTCTTAACGGATTGGACTGATAGGTGCCGTATTCGACACGGTCGACTGTGAAGTAGTAATTGCCCGGTTCCAGGACCACAAAGTCATTGTCTGGGACGCTGATGGTAGCGTTGAAATCAAAAGTGCCGTCTGCATTAAACATTGTCATTTTCTTTTACCTCTTTCTTTCTTAACCTAACGGGTCTCTCTGTGCGACGATTTTTGAATACAGTGAATCAATATTTTCATTCAGATAATTCAGCAGGTCATTGTCATACTGGCTGATGGGTGTGTCAGCGGATACGATACCGGCATTGCCTACGAACTGCTGGACTTCTTTTTCTTCAATGCCTTTGTACTTCATGTTCTGAAGAAGGACATCCAGCGGAGTATTCTGCGATGCGAGATCCTCTTCCGGTGTCTCGAATATCTGACCATGCGGCTCATTGATGTCTACAGGGGCTTTATAGGCCGTTACAGCAGGCTGTTCCGGTGTCGGCTGAGAACCATCAATGATGTGAGCAATCGCGCTGTAATCGAACGGAATCATGTCAGGGAGACCGAATCTGTTCTTGGCATCCCATGCAGGATTGTGGTTCGTGTATATCACACGTTCACCGCCCTGTCCTTTTGCCTTTCCGTTCTGGTCCTTTACGATGCGTGTCTTGTAATTGCAGAAGAGAAGCATGTCTGCCCATTCCTTCAGAAGCGGACTGTCCTTCTTCAGAAGCTTCAGTTCATAGCGGTCATACTGTCCGAATCCATCCGGTTCATAGAATGTCTTGACCATTGCGTGTGCTGTGATGACCACATTCACACCGGCAGCGATGACCTGATCACACAGGTTCAGCATGTTGTGGAATTCTGTTTCCAGGAACACATATCCCTTGCCGTATCCGAATGCTTCAATGTTGTCGACTGTCTTACCGTCAGCGTATGCTGTCAGCACATACTTTGCGGCAAGCTTTTCCGCCCAGTCCGCAGTGTCAATGACCAGTGTTCTGCATACTTCCGGGTGGGATGCCACATAGCTGATTTCCTGCATGAGATCTTCCCAGGTCTGAGGAGAAGGAAGTCTTCTGACATTCATGTGCTTTGTACTTCCTTCTGTATCGATGTAAAGTGGAAGTGGGAACTGACTCGCCAAAGTACTTTTCCCGATGCCTTCCGGACCGTACAGTGCCACCTTTACGGCGGAAGGTATTTTTCCTGTTGTGATTTCAAATGTCGCCATTTAAATACCTCTCAATCTTTTTACTTTCATAAGGTTTTCGTACTCTCTAATCCGCTTGTTCAGCATGAGTACCATGTTTGTCATCTCGTCATTGATCTCGGCAAGCTGCTGGATCTTCAGTTCATTCAGTTCCAGTTCATGTGCTGCCAGTTCCATGAGAGCCGCCATCCGTTCTGCTTCCCTGTGCAATGCTGATGGCTCCGGGTCATACCCGTCTTTCAATTCATCAATCAAATCCCTTACCTTCATTACGCTCCTTTCTATTCACCTGCCGCCCGGAATATCACGATCATTGACGGGAACGGTGCATTCCATTTGCTGTTGCTGAACTTGATCCGTCCCTTGATGAATCTGATCTCCGACCGATGCAGTATGTAGTCATGGAAATATTTGGTATCCGTCCGTGCCGGAATCAGCATGACCACTACAGTGTGTGGCTTAAGCGATTCCTCATATCCCTTCTTAACCCAGTCGGATATCCGGGAATATGGCGGATTACAGAACACCGTATGCCCCCCCATGAAGGGATCAGCCCATCCTGGGTCTTCGTGTAATATTGCTGGCACTTGTGGTTCTCTTCTGAAGAACATGGGTCCAGGGTGAAGTGGAATTCAGCATCCAGTTTTTCATACAGATCTTCCGGTGTTTCCCAGTCATCTGAGTTATTGCTGAACAGTACCTCTGTCTTCATTTCTTCTTCTCCCATATCTTCAGATTCAGCTTTGCCGCTGTTCTGATTGCTTCATTCAGTTCTGACTGTCCTTTTACGGTTCCACCATATTTCATGTTGATCACACCGTGTTCCGGTCTTGTGACCAGTACCAGGTTGTCCAGTGAACAGTTATGGCTGTCACCGTCCTTGAATGTGATGACCATTCCTTTCGGGACCGGACCGTGAGCTTGTTCCCACACATATCTGTGGAGAAGCATCCAGCAGTCCTTTGTGTGACCTTCCTTGGTCTTGATGTACATGTACTCGCCCCTGTCGCTGATATAGCCTGCAGGTCTCTCATTACACGGGCTGTGTCCTTTGGTCCAGCATCCGGCATTTGTTCTTCCCGGAAACTTCTTTCCGGCATTTGATGGATGATGGTTTTTGCGCCATCTTGTGTCATATCCGGATGGAACTTTGTGATTCTTTTTCCATCCTCTGATCTGTCTTGTTGTCAGATTCAGCCCGGTGTGTTCATTGAAGATTTTTGCGATCTCTTCTGATGATTTCCCCGGAATGATTGATGCAAGATATTCAGCCTGTTCATCAGTCATCAGCAGGTTGTGCCGCATGTTGGGTTTGTACGGCAGAGAGTATCTGTAAGCTGCTCCCTTTACCTGTTCATAAGTAAGGCTGAAGCCCTCGCTGTTGACTTTGTCCCTGAGTTCCGTCAGTTTGAGATCCGGACTGGCATATCTGCGAAGAAGCACTACCGCTTCCGGGAATTTCGGGTCAAGACTTCTTGGCATCCTTGACCGTCTCCAGCATCGGTGGCAGTTCAATTGCCTTCCGGTTTACCCCGCCATACTCGACCTGCAGCTTGGTAGCATCCAGGGCAAGTTTGGCATTCTCGATGACCTTTCCTGCCACATCACTGATTGCCTTGGCTCTGTTGATCTCATTGCTCAGCGCATCTTCCTTGAGCTCCTCATCACCGAGTCTTTCAAGTTCAGCGAACAGGTGGTCATTTAAATCTGTGATTTTATTCTTCATGTATCTTTCCTCTCTCCCCTTGAACAAAAATCATCAGCTTCTACTTCATCAAACAGATATTTGTTTATCATGCAGAGATGTTTGCCGTTCAGTGTACCGTTTGAATACCAGTGACAGTCCTTACACATAGTCACTGGAGTGCCGTATCCGTAATACTCACTTGGCAGTACTGTATCCATGTGAAAGAATTCTTCTTTGACTGGATGTTTCAGTTCTACGATTACATGAGTAATCATTCTTCTTTCCTTTCTGCCATATCGAAAATCATGCCAACTACTTTACGCTTGAAGTCATCTGTCAAATTCAATTCCCAAAAATGCAGATATCCGCAGTTGTCGCAGTGACGTATCAACTTCATGAATGAAAGGAATATTTCGCCATCTTCATTTGAGAATTTTTGTCTTCTTCCGCAATGCGGGCATTTCCAAGACTTAGGAAGCATGCCGTTAGTAATGACCGTTTCATCAACGCTTCTCTTGCTCATTCTTCTTTCCTTTCTGCCCAATTGCAGAAGCCGTCATCTATTGCACCGTATGACCGCTCATGCAGTTGGCATAATATATACCGCTCATTGTACTTATCTATCCCACTCATACTGAACTTACAGTCCTTGCAACGTATGACTTTCGCATATTCGGCATGATACCCACGTTTGTCTGTTATCCAAAATCTATTTGTGTTTCTTGTGTCCATATCGGTCAGAAGGTCATACAATCGCTTTTCTGTTTCTTCATCAAGCGTGAAATCAAATCTATCAGCCCTGCTCATTCTTCTTTCCCCCATTTCGTGACCATAAACTGCCTTGCCGATTCCCTCTGTTCATCAGAAAGTGATTCGCTATAAACAACATCGAGACAGTTCTGAAACTCTTCATAACCATAAATACTGCACTCGTCGCCTTTCAGCGGAGACACACAATATCCATCATTATTGAACGGACACAGCCAGTTGTTGCAGGTCATGACCATAAATCCCTGCTGTTCTGCTTCCTGCATCCGTTCTTTTTCTTTTGGATACAAATGCATTGGCTCAATCATTCTTTTAACCTCGCACCGCATTCAGGACAGTAGTGTGTTCCGTTCCCTTCCGTATTGCAGAACGGACAATGATAGATAGTCTTCGGAAAGCCTTGACCATCATCAACGATCTTTTCTACCCATGCTCCGGTCTGCACTTTGGTGTAACCCAGTTGCTTCAGCAGAACACTAAATGTTTCAGCACGTTCTTCAATCGTCATATAAGTAACCTCCGTCTTTCAACGCCTTCCATGCTTGTTCCTCCGTAACAACATCCAGATAGTTATTGTGAGCCAGGATACGGCACAGCATCTTTATTCCGATTTCCCCTTTCCGGAAAGAGTTCAATGCTCTCTGGTCTTCGTATGCTGCCTTATCGAAATGGACATAAGCGATCCGATCTTTCGGAAACTTCTGTTTCCGTTCCAGCTGCTTGTCCCAGATTTCATCGTCCAGCCTCATTGATAACCTCCTGGATGCTCTCGATGCTGGATGACACATCGTTTGCGATATCCTTCAGCGACCATCCTGCCTTATGCAGCGCAAGCACTTTCCCCTTATCCAGTCTGTCATTTCGCCAGACACCGGCTTTCCTTAACACGTTGCGCACGTGTTCCGAGCCTTTGTATCCAAGTTTCAGGGCAATCTTGTCATCGTCCATTCCACTCTCATACAGACTGACCAGTTCTGCCACTGTATGCCTTGGCTGCCCACTCATAACAGGCCTTCTTTCTTAAGATGATAAGTGACCGCTGATGTTGTGCAGCTCATTTCATC